AAACAAGGGGCACAGGGCCCCTCGTCAAATCTAAAATTAATTAGTACTAGTATTTATGTAACAACCGCGGCTGTTAAAACACCAAGCAGTGTTGCTGTTACCGTTGCACTTCCAAGGTTAACAGAATCTACTGTGCCTAATGCACGAATAGCTGTTTGAATTGTTGCAACAACTACATCACCTTCTGCGGCAAATGTTTGTTGTGTGTTTGAATCCAACATTGGACCCATGGCAACAATATTGCAATTATTTGCAATAACATTGTGTGACTTAGTTTGTGCACCTTCTGGGCCAGTTGAAGTGTTTGTATTTACATAATCTACCGTAAAGAACTTCATATCTCCACCCATCATTTCTGCATCTGTTGTTGTTGCAGCTGGGTTTACTCTTGTAAATTTAGCCATTATATTTCTCCTAATAACTTTCCTATATTTATGCTACGAAATAAAAAGCCCCCATATTAAGGGGGCTCTTATAAACTTCTTTTTACACAAGTTAACTTACGTAAACGAAAGATTAGACATAGTAATACTTTCGAGATAGTCAGCTGCATTACCTAGTGATGATGCAGTGTTCGTTAGTGCTACATAACCATAACGTGTCATGAAGCCTACTACTGGCTCGAATGTTGCTGGATCTAGTACTGTACCGGAGCTCATCAGTGGGATATATGGGCAATAGAACGCAGCTGCGTCAGCTTCGCTTGAACCCTTATAACCTACTAGTGATGCACCACCATCGCCTAGATATGTGTCTACATATACTTTCATTGCGCCATTTAATGTACCAACCATCTTCTGATTTGTTGGTGCTTCAAATGTGCCTTCTGTTGTACGTGCGAATGCACTTGTGGAAGCACTTTGTAGTACTGTTAATGCAGCTGATGAAACAACTGCCCAGTTACCTGCGCCTCGACGTGTACGTTGTGCAATACGGTTAGCTGCACGGTTAATTACTACTGCCAAAGCTGCATGTTCGTCACCAACATATGTTGCTGTACCACTTACAGCTGCTTGGTCGTATGTAAAACCGGCGCTTGCAATACCACGTAATGAAGATAGAACTTCTTGGTCGATTTCTGCAGTAATTTCTTGTGCTAATGCACTCATAATTTCTGCTTCCATGTCGATACCGTGCATTGCATTTGCATCTTGTGCAGACTCAAAAGTCCAGCGAGCGGATAGCTTTCTGGTTTTTGCTTCTACAGGTTGTTTCAAGATTTGGATGCTTAGACGGTTACCTGCTTGTCCTTCTAGTGCCGCAGTAGCTGCGCCAAGTCCAGCTGAGGTATCGCCTGAATAGGCTTGACCAATCTGGAATGGGCTCAGTGCTTCGTCACCGGCCGTTACGTCGTTTGCTGTACCTGTTGCGTCATTAGTATCTGCATAACGTACTCTTAGTGTGTGAATTTGTCCTACTGGACCTGCCATTGGCTGTACACCAACGATATCGTTGGCAATAACTGATGGCATTACGCGGCGGATTACTGGTAAAATAACGCGGTTTAATGTTGCTACATTACCTGAAGCAGTCGCGCCTGCGGTTGCAGTTTCTGTAAGATACTTTCTAGTATTTTCCAGACATACTGCCATAGTACTGCGTTGGGTACCTTCAAGACCCTCACATAGAGCCTCTTTAGTTTCTTCCCAACGTTCTGTTAATAGTTCTGACATTTTTGTCTCCTAAACTCCTTAATTATTATAATCCCGCTAACCTTTTGATATCAACAACATTTTCAGAATGTGTGTAATGACCGTTTGGTTTCATTTCTTCAACTTCACGATTACCAGTTACTTCTGTATGTGTTGATTCCATAAGTTTGCGTTTTATACCACTGCCATTGCCATTTAAAACTGCCGGCAGGTACTTATCAAAAGATGCTCTTAGTTTATCAGTCTGAATTGATTCGAGTAAACTATCCATAATTTCTTTCTTATCCTTAGCCAAAGGGTTAAGCATTTCTGAAAGAACTTCTTTCCTGTTTGCCTGATCGTTAATAATTCTAATTTCACTTTTTGCTGATTCAACAAGTGCTTCTTTTTCTGTTACTTCTTTACTTGCTTCCGCAAGTTCATTTTCCTTATCGGAAAGTTGCTTCATAAGCTTTGCTACTTCAGTCTTCTCATTCATATATGAATTTGAATACTCAGCGGCAAATGCTTCAAATAGCTGACGTCCAAAGTTATTCTCTCGAGCACTTTGAATGTCTTCTTTTAATTGTGACATCTCACCCTTTATAGTTTTGGTGACAGTCTCTTCAACCATCTTAGCACCTCGTGCGATAAATGTCTTTTTCAGTTCTGCTAGTCTCTTTTTTGCTTCAGATACTAACTTAACTTTTGTTTCGATTACGTCTCTTTTGTCTTCATCGAACTCTACAATTTCTTCACTTAATGCTTTGATTACGAAATCTTCTAACTTACCAAATGCTTCAGTTTGCGAACTTCTGTCTGTGCGAAACTCTTGCATTTCGTTTACTAGATTTTTTGTAATGAATTGGTCAAGAATAGTTGCATGTTCTGCAATTGCTGTCTTGTATGCTACTCGCTCAACAATTACTGCTTGCTTATCCTCAACAAATTCTTGGATTTCTTGTTTTAGAGAATCTGTAACCATACTATCTAGGGCTTCTACAATCGCTTCCTTATCATGCTCATAACGCTGTGCAAATTCTTCACGGAGTTCCGCTTTATTTTGCTCAGCAGCTTCTGTTAACTTGGTATCCCAAGCTTCCTGAAGTTCATCTCTTGTTTCTTCTGAGATTAAATTATTGTCGATAAGTGGTTTGAATACCTCTATCATAATACTCTCCTAAATTTTTAGGTCCTTTATGAGACGCAAAATCCCTTCTTTGAGATATTTCTGCGCCTGTTGATTCTCACGTGCTTCAGCTGCTACATCCAACAATCTATGTCCGTGCCTTGTATTAAGAATACCTTCATAAATTGCTGTTGGATAAGCGTCCGGAGCACTTGGTTGAGCCACTACGTCAATAGTGACTATTTCAAATTCTGATACATCTCCAGATGATTCCTTTACATTACCGGAACCCCTAGAGGATACTCCTAATTTAACACCTGACTCTAGCATTGTTTTGACTAAATTACCCATTGGGGTTGGAAGAACTTTAAGTTTTCCATAGCCATTTGGTCCATCCATCCACATTTCTGTAACCATGTGGGAAACACGATCTAAATTAACTTTTAAATCATCTGGATGATCTACCTCGCCTAATACGGACATGCCTGACTGGATTTGCTCATTTAATGTTGATACTGCATCTCTAATTTCATTAACCGGATATACTCTTGAGTTTGCATTCTTTACACCTCCTTGAATACAAATACCTTTCATATATAGATTTTTGCCGCCCTCATCAGTTTCAGTAACCATACGTGCTTGGTCAAATGTCAAGTGTTCTCTTAGATAAGTCATCTTTGAGTTATGCCTCGTTTGCTACCTTAGCTTTTGGTTTCATTTTTCCCTTCTGTACTGCTGGGGCTGATGCACCTGACTCGGAACCGCCGCCGGTTGCAACTGGCTTCGCGCCGCCTGCATCCATTGGATTCTTGCCTGCTACTGGACCTGAACCACCATCACTCTTATCACCTACTGGTGCTGGTGCTGGCTTTAGGTCTTCTGTAACTTCTTCTTTGTCATCATCTTCGTCTTCTGCTTTAGTTTCTTCTACAGGCTCTTCGTCGTCGTCTTTGGATTCCATTTCTACAGATTCAAATTCTTCTTCTGCTTCTACTTCACCAAAATCTTCTTCGTCGTCACCTACAACTTCTTCGTCATCACCAACAACATCTGCCATTAGCTTGTCGAATTCTGCTTGTAGATCATCAAACGCAGCTTCTAGATCACTTATTCTATCATCTGTTTCTTCATCGGACATTTCTTCGCCTTCTTCATCAGCGTCCATGTCCATAACATCGTCAAGGTCTTCTTCAGCATCTTCTAAAGACATACCTTCTTCGTCGCTTTCAATATCTGTTACAAAATCATCAACTTCGTTGTCAGAAACTTCTTCTACTTCTTCAAGTTCCTCTTCGATAGCTTCTAGATCTTGCTCATCAATTAAGCCTTCATAAATCTCACGAGACTTATCCACAACAATTTCATGGAAAAGCTCTTTAGCTTTATCTTGCTCTTCATTAATAATATAATCAAGCAACTGTTCAAATTTATTACTCATAGCGAAATCACTCCTTTTTTATTTCATAAAGGTACAAATTACTAATATATAATTATATTTAATAATACTTTGCTAATATACTAGATTTAAGGGGTAAAATGAGCAGAAATGCTCAATTTTTACTATATTTGTGGGACTTCGGCGGCGGCTGGTGCATACTGTATTTTATATGCATCCGCATCTTTTAATTGTTCTGATACTCTTAGTTCTTGCATAATACGGATTTTATTAATTTGCTTTAATGTTAAACGAGTTTTTCTTGTATCGTCTTTTTTTAATACTGTTTCATCAGAATTTGGATCATAACGTGAATGTTTATCATCGTCTCCATGATCTTGCATTTTTGCGTCTGAAAATATTTCTAATAAAAGCATAGTAGTATTTATTAAACCGTTGGAGCTACTGGCATCTCTGAAGGTGCAGGTGCTCCAGGTGCTCCAGGTGCGGAACCTAGGCCGGCCGCTTCGCCTTCCATTCCTTCAAGGCCTTCTTCCATTGATTCTTCAGGCATTTCAGACATTGCCATATCAGTCTCGAGACCACCAGGTGTAATTCCTACACTTCTCATATCTGAACCATATACTTCGCTAGCTTGAGTATTGCCAGTTTCTTCCTGCCATAGTTTTGTATTATCTACTAATTCTTCTTCAGTTAATCCAAGATATCGCGTTAACATAAAACGTTTGCTCAAGTAAGGCAATCCTTCTAATTGTGTAAATGCCGCAATCTTTGTATTGTCCAACTCTGCTTGTCTGTATGACGCAAAGTTTTGTGGCTCATTAAATTTAATTTCAAAAATACTGCTATCAATATTAATACCGCGTGTTTTAATGAAAATTTTAAATTCGTCATCAATTACAGAACAAATAATTGTCTGTAATCTTTTACAATACTCATTAAATCTATATTCTTGAATTAATGCTGTACCTACTCTACCGTCCGTAAATCCAGCAACACCTTCATCTGGCCCTGTTGGTAGATAACTACTAGGAATACGCAATGCTCTATACATTTTATTAGTAAAGAATTTTAAATCATCAATTTGTCCTAAATTCTCGCCACCTGGAAGTGTTTCTACTTTACTACCACGTCCTTCACCTGTTTGTGGGAAAAAGTAATCTTCCATAATGGACAATGGATTATATGTTGCATCCATCATTTTAGAGCCACCACCAGTTGTTGTAGGAATTCTACGTTGGTGTATCTCATTTTTAACCCGCTCTACAAATCCCATGGCCATATGTGAAGGCATATTACCTACGTCAATATAAAATACTCTACGCTCTGGTGCTCGTTGTACTCTGTATATAATAATAGCATCTTCAAGCAATTCTTTTTGCTTATAAGTTTTAAAAATATTTTCTAAAATACTATTACCAAATGGCCAGCTGCCATCCATTTCTTCTGTTAAACTAATATGTACAATATGCTGTGCATCTACAGCTGTAGATTTTTTACCATAACTATATTTTGCTGAATCAGCAAGAGTTGCTGGTGTTTGTTGTCCTTGCCTACTAATTAAATTAGGAATAGTACTGCCAGTTGTGTCTTTTTCAGTAACTGCTAAAGTTTCAAAATTAACAGCAAGATCACGTATTGTATATTGTTCAATTTCTTTACCAGCACTTTCATCAACAACAATCTTTTCAACTTTACCACTATCTACAAAATGCCATTTTTGTGTTTCAGGATCCCGTATAAAAATTTGATCGCCATATTTTAATACATTGCGAAATAATTTAAATATTTTACGCTCAAATCCTTGTAAATTATACCAATGACGTAGTTGAGTTTGTAAAATTTCTACTTCAGTATCAGTAGCATCTTCATGGTAATGTATTTGGAAAGCAATACCAGATTCAGTATTGGTTTGTGTACAAAACTCAGCAAGAATATCTAATGCTGAATTAACTTCACTATCTTGATCCATACCATCATATTGAATATAACGTTCGATACGATTAGGGTGTCCAGAGTATACTTCAGGTAATACTGAACTATAATTTTTAAATGCTACGTCAACTTGACCGCTTCGCATTGGCGTTACATTGCTAGGTTGTGTAAAATATTTTTTCCAAGTCATTTTTAAAATTCTTTATAATGTATTACTATTTACCTGATTTCATATATTTTTACGAGAGTTTTGATTATCCACCTAACTCACCAAGCTTGTACCATCATCTTCTGCTCGTTGCATCGGCCGGGCATTGGCCCAGGCGGGAACTTGCCCGAGAGCATTTCCAAGGCCATCAACAATTTTTGTGCCCTGGCTAGAAATAGCATTTCCAAAGCCATCAAGTAAATTGCTGTCATTGTTACCAACTAAAAGGCCCTTAAAGCCGTCAAGTAAACTACCATCTTGTTCACCAACCAATGCATGTCTCATTACTGCCGATTCTTCTTCTATCTTCTGTTTAGCTTGGGCCTCGCGCTCTTTCTTCGCGTCCTCGCCTAGTTTTAGAACTGTTGCTGTTAGATCTTCAATAGACAAGTCCTTTGTCGCTTTTTCTTGGATATTAGATATTTGAGCTTTAACTCTCTCACCCTTCAACCCCATTTCCTCACCAGGGCTAATCTTGGATTGCAACTCTTGCAATGGTCGTAATATAGGTTCCCAATAATTTGCTTTAGTAATATCTGCTCCTGAGGCACCTTCAGTATTCGCACCAGCCATTATAGCCAACATCTCTCCTTCTCTTTCTAACATTCCTCTAATAACTCGATCTTGATCTTCTAAAGAAATCCCTTTTGCATGACCGGCAAATCCTGGAACCATTATTGGTTTTCCTTGTTTATCAAACATCGGATTGTTGTCTTCGTCTATTTTTTGCGTTTCTTTCAAAGACATTCTCTCTCTTAATGCAGTTACAACGTCAGCATTAGTAACAGATCCACCACTTTCTCTCACCGCATCAAACAATCCTTCGGCAACAGTTGCAACGCTGGCCGCGCCTGTGTCTCCTGGTGCTTTGTATGGCGCTAGATCTGGATTCATAGCGCCTATTTTGTCTATCACTTTATCAATCATACCAATAGCAGACATCTGTGGTTGGTTGTTAGCATCCATGCTTGGACGGAAAAGAATTTCACCAGCTTTGCCAGTTAACCAAGCTGTTAATAAATTCATAGTAGTGTTTAATCGAGTTATTGCTTGAGTAGATTCTGACGCAATTGATACCATTTTGCCAGCGTCATCTCTAGCAACACCACGAGATGCATCCATTGAGTCTTTTAAAGCATCTAAATAATTTACTTTATCTGCACTAATACCAAGTTTTTGAGCATATGCTTGAATTATTGCTTCAGTTTTTGTAAATTCAGCAAATAATCCAGTTTCCCATATTTGCGTCATTTTTGCAAAATCCCCACCAAGAGCTGGGCCCATTTTTACAAAATCTTTGATGAACTCTAGAGTGGCTTCTCGAGCAGGTACTAAAGCACTTCGAAAATCATCTAAATCTTTTGATGATGTCTTATTACCAGATCGTATTCCTTCACCTAATGCTCTAATAGTAGTACCCATTTCTGTTGTGGCATAAAGCATTCCTGCATCATCTAAAACAGGTGCACCTGCTATGGCAGCCATCATTGCGTTTACTGCCTGTGGTCCTTCTTTTTGCACTTCTGTCAAAGCATGTTTAGCGGCCAATGCTTGGTCTTCGTCCA